GTACACGCCGTAAGGCATACCAAGCAAACCGGCCAGCGCACCGCTGCCAAGGGTTTTAACAGTCTCTCCAGCGCCTGTCAGATAGTCGAGGTAGGTCGCCATGATTATTCCTAGTAGTAAGTACCGCTGAAAGGCATTCCTAACCGCTGTTCTCGTTGTTGAATACTTCTTTCCAGTTCCTCAATCCTTCTTCGATAATCATTTGCTTTCCCCATATTTGGGTACTTGAACTCTTCTGGACGTGGCATCTCACGCCGTTGACCAAATGTATTTTCACTTGGCAGATTTTGGAATTCTTGAGGAAGAGTAAAACGATTTACTGTTTGTTTGTCTGCGGGTGGTTCGGTTAAATCCCGATCAGAAAATGTCATTTTCCCACGCATGATTTGCAGCAATGCAGCAGGCTCATTGTTGTTGTATGTCAACATCTCTGGATGATTTTTTTCCAACCAAGAAAACAATCGATATTTGTCCATCATGCCCATTGGTGTATTGGGTTGATTTGATCCAGCCAATAAACCACTTGATGGTTCATTTGGTGAAAGTAATCCTTGTCCAAAATATGGTGAATTGTTTGCATTAGGGAAATCTGCCATGATTACTGTCCTAAAAGTCCTGCGGTAAACCCTGCGCCACTTGTCAAAGGCAAACTACGCCGAATCATTTCCTCAGTCGCTGGATTAACTACGCCAGCGGGTACAAGTCCAGCCTGTAAGCGCCGTGCTATGGCAGTTGATGGCGCTGACGTATAAGCACTTGCTGCAAGGTTTGTAGGCATAGACAGCATCATATTTAATGGCGTGATTTCCATCATGCGTGATGCTGTGCCAGAGTCACCAACAATGGGTCTGAACGCCTGTGCAAAGCGTGCGGCCTCATACATGGGAGTGGTGTTTGTACCTTCCATAAAACCGCGAGGGTCTTTGCGAGTCAATGCTGATGCCAAATTCAAGCCTGAGACATTGCCAGATGATGGATTGATAACGCCAGAGGTGGTCCTCACAATCATCAAATTTCGGTAATTAGCACGCGCAGTCCTGAATGCAGCCTGGTCTGCTGCTGACATTCCAGCCATCAATTGATCGTCAACGATCTCCTTGATCTGAAATAAAGCCTGACCAAGCTCACGGTCACCGGATGGCGTTGTCATCTCATTCTTGGCTTTTTTGCCTAATTTTGAAGATAACGTAGTTAACTGATTGCCAGTGGCCTCACCCTTTAAAGCATAGTCTTGCAACTGCTTGACAAAAATATTTGACTTTAGCGGCAAAGTTGTCAACCCTTCCGCAGATGCATCAATTAAGTCAATGCCGTTCATGACATACATCTGATCGAGTTTCTGTACTGTTGGGCTTGCCGCCTTGTTATAGACCGCGCTGATCTGACGCTGCGCGGTTGCCAGCACTGGATTGCTTAACTCGGCAGCATCAACGCCAATGGCTTGAGCAGTCGCCCGATTCAATACCTTTTGATTGGTGTCTTTCACAGTATTGAAAGCGCCCGAGGTCATTGGATTGGACTCAAGGCGAGCTTCCATTTGCTGCAATGATCGGCTGCCTGTTTCTTGTCCTGGCGTAGTACGAAACCCCATGGCCTTGCCACGGTCTAGGATGGCCCTTTGCGCCGCAGTAAGACCAGCAGATAAGTCTTCACCAACAATACCAGGCGTAACCTGACCGCCAGTAACTGATGCAGTTGGCGTGACTGTGGCCGTTGCCTGAGACTGCGCTGTTGATGCAGCAGCTGGCGCTGTAACAGTCGGGCCTCTACCAAGCAATATATTTAATATCTTGTCAGATAAATATCCACCGCCAGCGCCAAACAATCCACCAGCACCAATTTGCTGTGCTTTTTGAGTGAAGTAATCAGACGCAGACATATCTCGCGGCTGTTCGTCAGTTATCAGGGTAGACAATGTAGGCGCTGTTGCACCTGTCTGGACAGGTTGCATTCCACCGCTGACCATACCTCCAACAGCGCCAGCTTTGACTGGTGACTTTGCAAGTTTCAATGCTCTGACAGCGGCAGTACTTGGCAACAATGTGCCTGCGACATTACCAACTAGGCGACTTACATCTATCTCTCCAGGCATAAATTGACCAGCGCGAGATTGACGATAAGACTGCTCACCAGCAGTCATGCTTTGTTCAAACTGCTTACGCGCAGGACGAAACAAAGGCCCAACGCCTGGCATCTGCTCCAAACCTCTACCGGCTAGCTGCACTGTGCCTTCAGCAACATCACGCAGACCGCGCAAAGCACCGCCAACGGGTGATGACATGATCTGTTGACCAACTGTTTGCGGCTGCATTGGTACTACTGGCGCAGGCGCAGGAGGCCTACCAGCAATATTCTGAATGGCTTGAATGATCTGCTCATCAGTCATAGTGTCCGGGAATGCAACCGGCCCAATATTGGGTACTTGAATAATTCTGTCAGCCATGATTTATTGACCTCCCTCAACGTATCGAGTGACACCGGTTAGCGGGTCTATTTCAAGTCTACCGCCACCGCCAGTAGTTTGCTGCTGTTGCGCTTTCTTGATTGCCTTAAGCGCCGGACCGCCACGCACTTCCATTGCCAACTCAGCAGACTTGCGTGCATCTACCTTTTGTTTGATAACCGGCGGTTCGTCATCGACTTGAGGAAAATACTTCTTAATTTCTTTTTCCATTTCGTCAGTGCTAATAACAGCGCCAGACTCAGCGCGCAAATTAGCAGTCACCCAATTCTCTTGTGCCTGACGGTATTGCTGACGGCCAGAGGCTTCACTTAAGTTAGCAATGCCAGTAGTTAATCCTGCTGATGGCGTAGCGCGCAAAATGGCCTGATATCTGCCAGGCTTACCAAAAGCATCTTCTAAAGTAATTGTTTTATTATCAATAACTAATGGTTTCTGAGTCATTGGATCAAGTACAGGCTGCTTGAATATTTGCGCTGCCTGATTCATCCGCAAAGTAAATCCGGCAGATTTAGCCTGATCCTCAGTGGCTGAACTCTTCCCTGGCAATTGCTCACCGCCAGCACCCATAACTGGAATTACTGGCATACCAGGCGCTTTAGGCACATACACAAATCCGTCAGCAGTCTCAACACGATCATATTGACCACGTTGAAATTCAGCTTGACTCAAATTCAATTTCTTCAATGCAATGCCAAGATTTGCTCTCTCAATTTTTAATCTTGCCTCTTCGCCTGGCGACAATCCTGTCAGATATGTAGCGTTTGCAGGAATCTTATTCTTGTCAACAAATTGAATCTTGCCACCAAGATTGACTTGCACCAACTCACGCGGCAAACCGAATCCTTCAATAGATTTGATTGTGCCATCGTCATATTGTTGAGCAAGTACAGGTTGACCATTTATGTCTGTAACTTGTTCTATCTTGCCAACCGGTTTAGGGGCTGGCGCTTCAGATGCAGGTATTTCTATTCTTCCGCCAGTTTCAGTGCGCTGGAAAAATTTTCCTCCTTCACCACGATAAGGCTCACCAACTACTTTTGGCGTAGGTTTAATCGTCTTTGCAAGTTCTTGATATGCTTTTGCTTTTGCCGGATCAGAGACTGAATACAACTGAGATAACTTCATGTATCTGTCATATGTTGCATCTTGCTGGCTTTGCGCTTCGCCAGGCATAACTTGACCAATCATTTCAGCGCGTGCAACAGTAGGGCCAGCAGGCAATTCTGCTGATACCGGTGCAGATAGAGCTTGCTGCGGCGTAATCTGAGTGCCTGCTGGTGCTGTACCAGTGTCCCCCATCAAGATTCTTTGCGCTGCATCTTGCATTGCCATCTGTCTCTTGTATTCATCCAGTTTCTGTTTCATCAACAGCTGCTGAATAGCACCCTGCTGCGCCTGCTGATAACCGGCTGTGCCAGCGCCGTATGCCTCGCCCAATGCCTCACCTAAAGAGATTGGCGTGGTTCTTACACCGCTTGATTTAAGCAGCGACATAGCGGCCTGCATCATGGCCTGATTCTGCATAGCCTTTTGCTGCTTAGGAGTCAGGTAGTCTTCCATGCCATCACCTCCACCGCCAAACAACAGGCCGCCGAGGTTATCCATAAAGCTAGTGTTTGTTTGTGTATCTGCCATTTGGGGGCTCACAAAAGGGTTAATTTGAATTGGAAAATTTTCAATGCGCTTATCAAGTGCTTGTATTCTTCTATCGCGGTCACTCACAAAAGGTTCAAGTCGAATTGGTGATTTTGCAATACGCTCATCAATTGCTTGTCTTGTTTTATCGCTGTTACTGACGTAAGGTTCAGTATCCAATACAACTCCACGTTCAAGGGGTTGAGATGTATATATTTGTGGAAGAATTGGTGACATGACTACTGGTTCTGGAGGAAACAGCAAAGGAGAGAATGCGCTGCGATTAACTCGTCCTGTCTTATCTTCAAGCCAAGGATAAATCTCTGGCGTGAAATATTCACCAAAGTAATCCATTGATGCACGGTCAGGATATAAATAATCTTCCATTTTTCACCTCATCCAAGTAAGCCGGTCACACCGTACATCCGCATCAACTGCTCGTAGGTCAGATTGCTACCACCTGGCAGCTGCGGCATCTGCATACCAGCAGACTTCTCTTTTCCCATCTCCAGCAGAGACAGTGCCAGACCAGCATTCATGCCTGGATTTGCAGCAGGCATCTGTCCGAATGATGCTGGTGGATTGATACCTGTACCCGCATCAGTCATAAATTGGTTTTTTGGCATTGCCAAGTCACCCATACCAAGGTTTAGACTTGGTTGAGTGCCATACAAATCAAGTCCTTCTCCCATCACCGGCTTACGCAAGCCACCGGCTGGATTCTTTTGTTGAAAATAGTCTAAGTAGTTCATCCCAGTAATCCTATTAATCCACCAATGCCTGCACCAACAGGGCCACCCAATTGGAATCCAGCGGCTGCACCACCCAATGCGCCAGCGGCTGCATTGCGCGAGGTAGGCTGAGTCATTGTCTGACCAAGGTTTGCTGGCTGCGCTGACAGTGCCGCCTGAGTGATACCAAGACGCTGCAACTCAAGGTTTCTAGCCGCATCCAGCTGCTGCTGTGCAAATGACTGTCGGCCTAAGCCTAAGTTCATGGCGGTCTGATAACCCTGCTGATTCATTTGACGTGCAGCCTGTGCCAGCGCAGCTGATTGCTGATAACCGCCAGAGCGCAACTGAGCAGCTGTTCTGGCCGCGGTCTTCAGCGCAGCCTCATTGGTGAGTGCTGACTGCACGCCTTGGCGTGAGCCGCCAAAGGCTTTTGCAGCAGTGGCCTGCTGTGAATCTCTTAAAGCTGCCATCTGACGCGACTCTTCAATATCCCTTAGCGATGTCTGCACAACATCTTGCTCATAAGGATTCTGAAACGCCATGATGTCTTCGGCACCAAAGGGCTTCATGCTGGCTTCGTAGGCTGCTTTTTCAGCAGACTGATACATTGGATCGAAACCAGCAAACTGCTGTAAGCCAAGATTGCCAGCAACCGTTTCAGCTTTACCTACTTGCTCTAAGTACTTGGCCTTGATCTGAGGATCAATGCTTGTTGTACTCGTTTGTGAACCGCCTTTAGACATACATTACCCCTTAAACCGTTTGACCGTTTTCACGAATGAATTGTGTATCAGTGCCAAGCACATTGAACACCTTCATCCAGAATTTTTCCACTGGCTTGAAAAGCCAGCCATGTTTATTCTGACCGTAGTGCCACTTCCCATAGGACACTAGCGGATCAGCAAATGTCTTTGCCACCATGAATTTGAACAGCTTTGACTCGCGCATCAGCGGAACAAACACCTCGGCCAGCTTGTAGTAACCGCGCTTGTTTCGCTCGGTAATCTTCTCATCGCGGTACCGGCGCACCACGGTGTCCATGGTGCCGTCACCGTATCTGGCTTCCAGCATGATGAAGCAGCAGCCAGCACCTGATGCACCGCTACCACCGCTACCGCCTGCACTCATACCGCCAACAGATGCATTAGACGCAACACCGGTTGATCCTGATGTTGTGGCACCAGAGCCAACACCTATTCCAGTTCCAGAAGATGAGCCGCCACCACCGCTAGGCGCACCACGGCCACCTTCACCAGCATTCATGCCGCCCTCTCCTGAGCCTGAGTTTGCAGCAGTCTGACCTGTTGGTGCGCCAGCAGAAAAGCCCAGACCAGACATACCGCTGGCGGCAGTACCGCCAAAGCCAACACCAGTACCTGGTGCGCCAGGCGTACTTCCAATTCCAATGCCCAGCCCATTTGGGCCAAGCAGCGCCTGCAATACTTGTACTGCAATTGGCGGCTGTGACAGAAATGCCATTACTGCCTTACCAATAGACTCACCAGTAGCTCCAAGGCTTTGTGCATTTGCTTCGCCTTGCGCCGCCTGTGCAGCAAATGCAGCATCACTCATTGAGCCAGTACCACTGCCAGCAGGTAAATTTGACAATCTTGGATCAATAGCGAGTAAGTTAGCAGGCTGCTCAATAACATCCTGTTTCATTGCTTGTATAGTGGCAGCCGGATTAGAAATATCCAGTAAGCCATTCGGTAATTGTTTATATGCCATCTACAAGTCCTTGCACAAGATGAACCACTTCGGTTCGTACCCCTCGCCCTTTAAAAATGTTCTCTCCCAGCCTTTACGGCCAGCAAGAGACACTCGGCTGCAACCTATCTCCTTCCCCCATGATTCGATAATAGGTCGCATCAATCGGAGTTCATCTAGGTCGCCGCCAGCAAGGAAGTAGTGCAAGTCCTTCAACTGCGGGTAGACAATGATCTCGGTAACCACCACTGAATTCTTGCTAGGCCAGAGTTGAAACTGTCCCCGCCTGATCCCTTCAGCAATGTCCTCAACTTTATGAGTGCCGCCAGAGTATTCTAAGGCTGCTGCCACATGATGGCGCAGTCTCTCAAACTCTGCCTCTTCGCTCAACGCTTGCCCGCCGCCACCGCATCAATCCGGTTGACACCAACCCGCCAATCTTCCAGCACGACACCGGTATACCTGATCTTGACTTGACGGCCAGAGAACCTGACATCAGTCGGAATTGCTGCCGAGTACGGCCCATGGGTGTACTCAGTGTCCATCGGATAAAAGCGCGTCTTGAACGAAATTTGCACTTCGCCAAGCGTTTGCTCATCTGGAATAACTTGGCGCACAGACATGATGTTGTCACCGTTGCCAATCTCAAATGGTCCAGACTCAGCGTAGACAATGCCACCGTCATAGGCATAGCCAACTTCATGCTCGTAAATATAGCCTGATGCGTCCACCATGGTGGGATTGGTAAACACGCCTCGGTCAGTTCCAGCAGTGCGTCCCATCACGCCAATGCCCCAATGGTTTTCGCGGTAGTTGTAGGTGACGTAAGAGTCAACCTCATTGGATTGGCTTGATGGATAGAACCACCAGACTTCACCATATTTTGAATTGTGGACGGCGTAAACCTTGCTGGCCTGGTTGTAGTTCAGATTCTGGAAAACGTAGTCCGAGACATCGCAAGGCATAGGCTTGACGTAACCGTCAAATGTCCAGAATCCTGATTGACTCATCCACATGGCGGCAGAGTCGATGGCGGCCACAGCCTGACTCGATATCACGCCACAGCCTGAACCTACACGCTCAAAGGCGTAGACATAGGGTAGGCCGACATAAGTCGCCGTGTGGACATCGACATCAGTAAACAGCAAATTGATGCCCCTGACGCGCTTTCCACACTTCAGTGAGCCACTGCTGTTGATCTCAAAGTCACCAGCCTGATTAAGAGCTGATGCTGTCCAGGTTGTGTTGTCTTCCTGATCTGACCACTTCACCAAGCGGCCATTGCTGGAGGCACCAAGCGCAAACAGGAATCTTTCAGCCGTGGAAAGCAGGGCAGCGCATCCAGTTGGGGCGTTGGTAATCACAGCGGCCAGCGTAGGCGTTGTGAATCCCAGCTGCCACTCATACAGCTTGCCGTCAGTATCTGAGCAGGCCACCAGATACTCACCCCATGTATCCAGACTCCAAGTAGTGGCTGGCGCAATTGCACCGGTATCAGGACGTGCAACGCCATAGGCAAACGATCCATAAGTGTTGTATCCATAGCCTGTACCGCTGACGGCACTGGCGCGTCCTGCGGTGAATCCGGTAGGTGTAATGTCTTTCAGTACCGCGTTTTCATCCATGATGTACAGCTTGGAATGCGTACCCATGGCAATGTATCGGCCACCAGAATTTGATCTCCAAGTCAAAATTCCACGGCATGATCCGGTCATTGCTGTCTCTGACTTCTTGCGCCAGCCGCCAATAGGACGTAAGGTGTTTTCGTACCAGCGCACAAGGTTTGCGTCAAACCAGCGCCCCATAGACTGATACTCAGTGCCGTTGCGGTATACGCCTGGTGGAATTTTTAAGGGTATGAGTGCCATGGCTTGATTATGCGGTTTCTGTTGACAGATTGGACACGAATGTGAGAGTGGCGATCACTGACGGCACTACTGGCCTAGTCGGTGAACTGCTGGCCGCATAGTGTTCAATCTGCACGCCAACATCTGTTGGCCGCCACATGATCTCCACATAGTCATTGGCCGCCAGACTTACAAAGAAGTTCAGTGTGGCAACAATGTGGAATGGGTCGCCAGGGGATTTCCTTGGCGCAAAGCCAAATCTGCTGTTTGACTTGTCAATGTTTGTTCCGTTCTTGCGAAACCACACATCCACATCTTGAGGTGCATTGGTGCTATTGGTCAGCTGAATGCTGAATTGAATGTTATAGATGCCAGCCTGCGCCACATTCAGCCTTGACGAATTCGACAAGGTAACCCCATTGCTAAAGTCGGTGGTATCAAAGGTGATGGCGTAGGCCGTTGTCGTATTGGCCGCCACTTGATCTGTGCCATCCTGAAACGCGCCATAGGGATTGTTGATCCACTTACCACCACGCGGCCCAAACAGCGCCGCAAACAGCGCCGTCAGCTTGCTGAAGTAGGTATTGAGCGCACCGAATGACTGAGACTGAAACCTCTCATCGTATGACGCACCAGGCGAGCCAATGTTCGGCGGCGCGGGTGTCGTGATCTGCTGATAGAGGTTTGTTGCCATTATGCAAACGCTCTTGTGCCGGTCTTGTCAATGATCAAAGCCATGGCGCGAGGATCGGCATCTTCAGTATTAGGAATACTGATATGAGTCCAGCGGTCAAACTCACGAATAACCTGATCGTATTCCAGATCAGAGCCAATGACGGCCTTAACGACTTCGTCTGGTGTCATACCTGGTACTCGGATATCGGCGGCACAGCCCCGTCTATGTTGTGATTTGTCGCTAGAACCCACTGCACGGTTGACTTCAGCACACCTAAATGCACTATTCACGATGATCGGTTTACCGCCAAGCACTTTCTTTACGCCCTCCAAGAATTCAGCCAACCGGTACAGATTGGCTAATTCCTCTTCGTTTGGCAAATTATCAAACTCGCGGTGATCGGTATGGGTTAATTCTTCAAGGGTAAAACTTGGTGATAGATTCATTTTGTTGTCCTCATGGTTTCGTAGGTTTGGATGCAGGCGTTGAGTTTTCGGATGGCGGCATCTCCTTCGGCGGCGATGGCGACAAGATCATCAGCAGTCTTTCGGTCAAGTTCGGCTGATGCTGTTCCGCTGTGATCTCCATCGGCAGTGGCGGTATCTGTGGCGGCTGATACGGCGCACTCGGCGGCTTTGACAGGAATGAACAGCTTACGCTCACCAGTGGCAATATCAGCGCGCAGCTTTGTCTCTTTAATCTTTGCAACATTATTCGCCTTTCGTAATGTGTCACCGTAACTCTGCGCCACCGCTGCCATAGCCTTCTCAGTCTCTCTGGCCTTGGCGTTCAGCGCGGCAATCTCCAGCTGCTGCCTAGCATTCTCATCGTGCTTCCCCTTGGAGTATCCACCGGCGGCGGCAGATAGCATCGCCAAGACAAAGCCGAGAATCACCCAAGGGTTGAAGATACTCATCCTTCAGCCTTGCCTCGGATATACGCCTGTGCCGCCATAAAAGCCACCACAATCGTACCCATGGCGGCGCAGTAGGTAGTCGCCAGACCGTTCAAAGCGTTGACCTTCTCCAGCGTCACAAGTTCGGATGCCATGTACGCAATGATGAAAGGAGGCGCAATCAAAGCAGCCCACGCCATAACGCGCTGCTGATCTTGCATTTTGTCCAAATTGTCGATCATTAAAATTCGCTCAGACCGAGCCAGTTCAGAGTCAGTGACAACGCCGTCACCGTCTGAATCAAATTGGTTGTAAGTCGAATTCTTTTCAAGCTGCTTAGTCATTTGTTTTTCCTTTCCTTTGTTGCTGTTCCACTTGCCGTCTTAACCGTTCAACCTTAACAAGCTCTTGCTTGACTTCATTCTTGGTTTCCAAGATATCTAGGTAGAGCATTGCGCCCAAGGGAAGTAAGAGGGCTATCAACACACAGCAGGCTATCCAAGCAATCATTTCTTCCCCCACTGACTTACGAACCACAGCCAGAGCCACAGGTAAAGGAGGAAGATAGAAGTCACCACCACTGCTGCGAGCTTCGCTTGTACGTTTCTTTCCTCCTCTTTGCGTAGCCACTGCTCTTCCCTTTTTTTGGCTTCCTGCTTGAGTCTAGCTTTTTCTTGTTCCTCTGCGATGACTTCACGCATTTCGTAGGTTTGCGAATACAGATCAGCAAGCCCAGGCGTTTGGTACACCATTATTTCCCGAATTGTTGTTGAGAGCTTCTCCATCTGTTGGCGGCACATGACGCGATTCATGGCGCTTTCCATCATCTGAGCATTGCTCACACTTGCATCGTAGACCTTTGCTTTTTCTTCCTCCTCGCGTAGGTAAGTTGCTAACTGATCTTGCAAGCTCCAGAATTTACTAAGCTCTTTGACGATATCGGCCATTCCCTGAGTTTCGTCATAGGCAACGAATTTCTCTTTTTTCTTTTTCGCCACAGGCTTTGTGCTTGCGGCTGGCTTTGCACCAAACAGCTTTTGCCACCAAGACCTAACGGCTTTTGCATCTCCAACGATTTCCTCGACTGTGCTTTTGACTTCGAGAAAATTGGTCTTGCTTTCTCGGTACATCGAGCAAAGTTCAGTGATCCCCGCCAAACAAGCGTTTGCTGCAAAGAGGATGCTGATTGGATCAATTTATAGCCCCAGCAGCTTCGTAAACATTTGAGCAGCAAAGCCTGGACCGAGCAGCACTGCGGCAATGACAATGTAGATCAAATACTCAATCCGCGTCATGCGAGCCTTACCGGACTCCAGCTTCTCTTCGATGTTC